ATGTTAAATTTTATAAGTTATTAGAAATCAATAAGTTATTTAATTAAGCAAAGGCGTACCGCCCTGATCCCCTTTTAAGGTTGAAATTCTGCCACGCTAAAGCTAAAGCCATAACGCAATCGTCGTGGAATCCTGAAGGCGCTGAATAGCGAACCCCATTAGCCGTGAATTGATATTCAAAGACATCTAATTCGTCAACGATTACCCCCTCTGGATAACCTATCTTGCCCTGTTGGATTGCCTGCGCTAATCCCTCCATTAATTGCTGCTTAGATTGACTTGTGAACTTCAAGCCCTCAATATTTACGCCCTCCCTGATTAAGTCTTCAAGTATAGGATCACCAACTCCCGTGCTATCTGCTAATATAGGCGCAATAGGGAGCCTTTTAATGTTCGCCTTAGTATTATGCCAGTCCATCTGATACCTGTCAAAATAAGCCACATTACCCCCATTGTCAAGCCCTATGATAACGGTGAAGTCAACTGACTTAGCAAGATCAATGCCATAAGCCACAATTTGTTGCGCTGATATTGGTTTAATACATCTTTGAATAAAGGCATTACCAAAAGGGTTAGCACTATTCTCGGCGGGGTTTGCAAGGTATTCCTGTTCAAATACAACTTCAGGTAATTGCAATCTGGCGTCATCTATTTCCCTTGCATTAATATAAGGATTGTCGTAGGTACTGAATTTAAAGCTTTTCCAATCGTTCTCGCCCTCTTTCATAAACATTGAGTAAAAAAAGTTTTTTCCTCTGGGAGTAGATAAGAAAACTGCCTTGCCTTCATAATCGGTTAAGGTTGGTCGAATGCTATTTTGCCATCCTGATTCTAAGTCAGGGATAAATGCAGCCTCGTCTATTATTACTAAATGAAATTTGCGCCCCCTTAGATTATCCAGACGTTCCCCTGTAAAAAATTCTATTGATCCATTATTAGGGCAATAGATTTTTAGATTGCTGATATTGTTTTTAAATGGGATAGCAGATGTTAACCTTTCAAAGAATGCTTTAGCCAATTTATAGGTTGGCGTAATATATGCGACTTGTCCTCCTTTGATTGCCTCACTGATTGATAATATCTGGGATAGTTCTGATTTGCCAAAACGCCTTCCGCACATAACGACAATAAAACGTTTATTGCATTCTAATATCTTTTTTTGATTAATATGGGGGTTAGGTAATTCTATGCGCACTATAAAATAGTTTTGCCCTCAACAAATACAACTTCAATCTTAGTGTCTTGCTGAATATCATATTGTTCTTTTGGTTTGCCATAAACTCTGGTCAGTAAAGTATCTAAACTATAAAGGCTACCTTTCTGTAAACTCTTATTCATAGCATTAGCTATTGTTTTTTCCATTATCGTTGCCTTTGGGTTTACATAAACTGCATTAAGCTCTTCTATGTCCATTGACATCATTACTTGAATTGTGTCATTGATTTCGCTTAGTTTATAGCCCTGATCCTTTAATAGGCTAACATACTTTCGTGGTCTCCCGCTTGGGTTTCCTGATTCTCCTGCTTCAAAGGGTTTCGCTCCCTTTGGTGTTATTCCCTTTTCAAATGGCATTTCTGTTATGTTTCTGTTTTATACCCCTTTTAAAGGTATTTTTAATATAGGGTTAAAATCGTAACTCCTTTTGCTTTTCTTATCCTGACTTATTACATTGCTACCCCATTTCTTTTGCAATAATTCAAATTGTTCTTTCTCTTTTTGTAAATTTCTATATGTCGCACATCCTCCAGATTGTTCAGCTTGTTTCACATCATAAAAAGCATAATTCACCCTAAGGCAGCCATTATGTTTCTTTATGTGTTGAAGCGTAATATCATAATCCTCTTTCAATGGTAGATCCTCGTCATACCTAATATCGTTTTTTAAATGCGCCTGAAAAGGACCGCCGATATATTGTAAAGTTCCAAAAGGAGTATGTTCTCTGTATGCTCCCTTATCAGGTATGCAATTTAAACCCCAAAACTTAAACCCCCAATCGTTGCATAAAACTGACATTGATTCGCTAAATTCCATTAATTCCTCTGGATCAAATTTAACTTTATTTTGTTTCTCCCATCTATAAACACCTTTGCAATCGTCATCTAATAATATAATGCAATCAGCATCAAAGTAATTGTTTAAGATGTAATTCCTAATCCTGCACAAATTACCCTGTGCGCTATCAGGCACTATTTCAATATCATTTCCATTCTTTAAGTATTCCTCTGCTTCCGATTCTCTTACTATTAATTTTACAAAAGGGTAATTAATCTGTGTTATACTTTTTTGCGGTCTCTTATAAGATGGGGCATAAAATTTAACCTTCATTTGAACTTTCTTTTATTTTTAAAATAGCATCAATTCCATCTATTACTCTACCAACTCCCTTACTCCAAGTCTTCCCATTCTGCCTTAAACTATATGTGCTTTCAAGTCCAAATATACTCTGAACTTGCAACCAATCTATATCTGTATTAAATTTTAATACTATATAATTGCTATGTTGATCTAATTCTGTGCTAATTTTAATCTCACCCTCCTCGTTATCAATGTTTTTATTAAAATCAGGAATGTCTAAACCCCAATCTGTTAATTGTATTTCATCCCAATCGTTAGCAAGGTCATCCCAATTCCATTCACCAAATCCTACGTTGTCCTTAATAATAAATTCTTTTTGCTGATCTTCAGTCCAATCCACTATTTCAATACTGATTTCTTTTATCCCTGCTTCCTTTATTGCCTTCAATCGCATATTTCCACCAAGTACAACCATATCCTTGTTAACTACAAGAGGTCGTACATTTAGCATATCTGGAAATTCCTGTATTGACTTTACTAATTTTCTAAACTTGTCATCTTTAATTAAACGTGGGTTATTAGGGTTAGATATTACTTCCGTAACCTTTACTTTTTTTATCATAGGTTTTTATTTACCTGCCCTGACCTCTATATAATTTTGGTTTTGGGCTATGTTTATTAAAAGATTTCTTAGCGTGTCCGCGCTTTCTTTTACCAAAGTTAACCTTTTTTGAATCACTTTTAACTTTTGCCATCTAACTTTTTTTTATGTTCTTGAATTAAAAATTCTATATAATGTTTCTTGTCTCCGTATTCAATATGACACAATCTGCAAACCGCCATCAAATTTTCAATCTTATCTGCATCTGCATTTCCCCCCATTCCCCTTCTATGTATATGGTGAATATCTACTGCCCTTGATCCACATACTTCGCACGGCATAAAATCTTCTCCTCCGTAACTAAAATGCTTTAGATATATTTTAGTGTGGTTTTTTATTTTGGATATTTTTGCTTATCTATTTCCGCAAGTTTTCTCTGCGCCCAAGCTACGCCTTCATCCCCACCCCAAGCTAACCACATTAAAGCACCGCAATCATTCTTAGGATCACCTTTGCTATTTTCTCTATGCCTTTCAAAACTTGACATTCTTGCAATCGTTTCTCTGGATATGTTTTCACCCTTAGCTATTTGGTTAGCCCTCGTCCAACCTACTAAAGTTCCGCAACCGCGATCATTTTCTTTTTTAATATTTAATGCCCTTCTTGCATTTGCTTTTGCTGCCTCTGGATAATCGTTATAACTATCAACCATTGAAACCCTGATTGCAGCCCATACGCTTTGAGCCTTTTCTTCGGTATCAAAGATACAAGCACCTGATCCTATTCTATATTTTCCATTCGAGCATTTAATTACGGGCATTTCCTATTAGTTTACTATAAATAGCAAATCTGCGCTTATTTACTTCGTGTAAATTAAAGTTCTTATTGCAATAATCGTAAAGTGATTCTCCGTAATGCTTTCTGGCATCTGGATCATTAACTAATAGTTTGATCCAATAATACCAATCTTTTTGGCTATTCACGTGGCAGGCAGGATAAAATCCCCTGTAAGGATGCACATTGCTTACAATAGCAGGGTTTTTCTTTGATGCCGTTTCTAATACCTTTAAATTAGATTTCATTGAATTAAACTTATTGTCAACCAAAGGAATTAGGCTTATATCTGAATCACAATAAGCAGCCATATATTCCGTAACGTGATTAAAGTTATAAATCGTTGGGTTTAATTTCAGTCCATTCGTAAAGGATGCTATCATACCATCCCAGATATGCTTTTCCCCTTCATTATACCCCGCTATGATTGTCCTTACAGGAAAGTTAATTCGCTTCATTGGGTTGCGGAGTATATCTATATCCCTTCCGTGTGTTCCTGATCCTGACCAAAATAGCCTCACAAGTTTAGAAGGCTTTTTATCTAAAAGAAATTGTTCTTCGCCGAATGGTATTGCATTAGGTAATATTTCAACATTTTGATTTAAGTTATAAATTTCTTCTGCTAATCTTTCGTGCGTGCAAGTGCAAAGGTCTGCTATTCTTATCCAAGCAATAATCTGTTCACTTACTTTATTCTCTTTATAAGATTCTGAAAGTATATGCGAAGCACCTAAATCCCAATGGTCGTCATTATCCACAATTAATTTAAAGCCGTATTTTATACGCCAATCATTCATTTGCTCTGGTGTTACATTATGCAGCATTCTATTCATAACAACCAAGTCGTAATTATTTGAAACCACTTCTTCGTTTATTACGTCAGTCATTAAGCAATAATCTTTTTGCATATTGACTATCGGCATCAGGATTCTATGATAAGATACGCCGCTACTTTTTGACGCTATTGCTAAAATTCGCATCTAATTTTTTTTTCTGTATGGTATATAGGTTGATACTTTTCCCAAACCGATTGCGCCCTTTGTAGGCTCGCGTCTTTCATAGCCCTGTACTCTGTGCCATTTCCAACATCGTGTCCGATATGCTCACTTTTTAAATCAGGAATATAATAATTAGTAAACCCTGCAATTACAGCCCTTTCTGCATAATCTCTGTCTTGCATTCCGTATGGATCGTACTCAGTATTATAACCGCCAACCGCATCTATAAGTTCACGGGTAATAAAGTTATCGCCAAATGGTGTATGCGTTTTATGTACCCCGTCTACTATTGGGGGCAAATCTTCTACACAATGTATTCCTATTATGCCTGTCTTCTCTATTCGTTGTG